GGAACTTGATCGCCATGAACGGTGGGTTAGACTTGAGAACGAAGACAAGTTAGCTGATACACAGCGCATTATGGCTTGGATAGCAATGATTGTAACTATTTCCGCAGTTATTGTCTTGTTAACCCCAGTTGTGGCAATAGACAGAGTTGCCACCGCGTCAGGATTCTTAAATACATTTATTGTAGCTCAATTAGGAGTTGTTGTTGGTTTTATGGGGGCTACAGCCTTATCTAAAACTAAATTAAAGTAGGAGTTTAAAATGCTATCATTATTAGGTGCGGCACTCGGCTTCGGAACATCTGTAATCCCTAGTATTATTCAAATATTTACACAGAAACAAGCTGACGCCCAAGAGCTTAAAATGCTTGAAGCTAAGGGTAAATACGCGGCACAGCTATCTTCATTAAAATTAGACGAGCTAGACGCTAAAGCCGATATTGCAGAGACTGAGGGCATATACGCTAGTATGAGGGCGGCAAATGCTAAGTCTGGATTTGCGGCAGCTTTATCTGGGTCAGTCAGGCCAGTTGTGACATACTTACTTGTGGGTCTTTTCCTTACCGTTAAGATATCTGGTTTAGTTTACTCGCTTGGACAGGGATTAGAGTTTCATACAGCAATGCGCGAAATTTGGTCGGACGATACAAATTTACTTTTTACAAGCGTAATCTCATTTTGGTTTGGATCACGCCAGTTTGCTAAAATGAGGAATAATAAGAAATGAAATCTAACTTTGAAGAATGTATGGCAAGACTGTTAGCTCACGAAGGTGGCTATGTTTGGCACGCAGAAGACCCTGGAGGGGAAACAAACCTCGGTGTAACTCGTGCCGTTTACGAGCAATACGCAGGTCGGCAAGTTATGGACGGTGAGATGGAAGGTCTTACCCACGACGATGTGTACCCTATATATAGAGAAAACTATTGGGATCGCGTTCGTGGTGACGACTTACCTTCTGGTGTTGACTGGGCGGTATTTGACTGGGGTGTAAACTCTGGAACAAGTAGGGCAGCAAAAGCCCTACAGCGTATTATTGGTGTTGAGCAAGACGGCGGTATAGGGCCAATGACATTGCAAGCTGTAGCTGAAATAGAGCCTGTAGACATAGTAAAACAAATGCACCACATGCGAGACAGTTTTTACAGGTCTCTTAGTACCTTTGACACGTTTGGGCGTGGGTGGATAAGAAGAAACGACGAAACAAAGGAGCAAGCTTTAGCTTTGCTAGATTAAAACTGTATTGGATTAAACATGCCTTTAAAGAAACTGTTACTAAAGCCAGGAGTTAACCGCGAAAATACTAGGTATACTACTGAAGGCGGTTGGTATGAGTGCAATAACGTTCGATTTAGGCAAGGAACTCCTGAAAAAATTGGCGGCTGGACTCGGTTAAACACTACAACGTATCTTGGTGTCGCACGATCTTTGTGGAATTGGATTACTCTAGGGAGTCAAAATTTAATTGGTGTTGGTACTAACCTTAAATTTTATATAGAAAATGGTGGTGCTTATAACGATATTACGCCTTTACGAGTAACTACATCTGCGGGTGATATTACGTTTAGTGCGTCTAATACTACATTAAGTGCAGCGATAACGTCTACCTCCGCTACTACTATAGCAATTACAAATGCCACAGGGTTTCCTTTAGTAGGAATAGTGTTAATTGATAGCGAGGCTGTCTCTTATACAGGTATTACTGATAACACGTTAACAGGATGTACTCGTGGCGCTTCATATTTAATATCTGGTACATCTACAAGTACTACAGCAGCTACACATAGTAACAGCGCAGGTGTAACGTGTTTTACTATCTTAGTTACCGACCCTAGTCACGGCGCTTTAGTCGGTGATTTTGTAACCTTCTCAGGAGCAGCTACGCTTGGAGGAAATATTACCGCCGCTGTGTTAAATTTAGAGTACGAAATATTAACAATAGAGACTGACAGTACTTATACAATACTAGCAAAAAGTTTTAGTAACACGTCTCTTACGTTCACTAATGTAGCGTCTACGTCATCAGATTCTGGTAACGGAGGTAGTTCTGTTGTTGGGGCATATCAAATTAATACTGGCGTAGAAACTTCTACAGACTTAGCAGGTTGGGGCGCGGGTAGCTGGGGCGCGGCTTTATGGGGTACTGGCGAAACTAGTCAAGAAGAACTACGTATATGGTCGCAACAAAACTTTGGGGAGGATTTAATTTTTGGTCACCGCAATAGTAGTATATTTTATTGGGATGCTTCAAATACCTTAACAACTCGCGCAGTATTATTATCTAGCCTAGCAGGGGCATCGGATGTACCTACCGTGCAAAATTCTATACTTGTGTCAGATATTAGTAGGTTTGTGTTTTGTTTCGGTGCAAACGTGTTAGGGAGTAGTGTTAAAGATCCTATGCTTATTCGATGGTCTGACCAAGAAGACGCTACAAATTGGTCACCTGCAGCTACAAACCAAGCTGGTAGTTTGCGTTTATCTCGTGGAACCGAAATAATAGCCGCGTCACAATCTAGGCAAGAGGTTCTTGTTTGGACAGATTCATCTCTTTATTCTTTACAATATGTTGGAGCAGGGTCAGGCGTATGGGCAGCTACCCTTGTTGGCGAACAAATTTCTATAGCTTCTCAAAATAGTGTGGCTTACGCTAATGGTGTTTCTTATTGGATGGGTAAAGATAGATTTTATAAATACGATGGTAGATCTCAACCACTTCCTTGTGACTTACGTAAACATGTATTTACTGATTTTAACTCAGAACAGTTTGAACAAGTATTTGCAGGGACTAATGAAGCGTTTAATGAAGTGTGGTGGTTTTATTGTTCTGCGGGAGAAGTTAGTGCTGATAAATACGTTGTTTACAACTACTTAGAAGATATTTGGTATTATGGGTCTATGGCTCGGTCTGCATGGTTAGACTCAGGACTTCGATCTTTCCCACTAGCGGCTACGTTTAACTCTATACTTGTAGAACACGAAAACGGTATTGATGATAACGAGACGGGTACTACTGCGGCAATACCTGCGTTTATAACCTCGGCGGAATTTGATTTAGATGATGGACATCAATTTATGTTAATGTCGCGGGTACTACCCGATGTCTCCTTTGAAGGATCTACGGCGAACAGCCCTGCAATAGCCATGACCTTTTTCCCATTAAATTCTTCTGGTTCTGGTTATAATTCACCCGTATCAGAAAGCGGTGTAAACACAGGCGCGGTTACCCGTAGCGCTACTTCTCCCGTTGAAGTGTATACAGAACAAATACATACAAGAGTTCGTGGTAGGCAAATGTCAATGAAAGTAGAATCTAGCGCTACAGGAGTTCAATGGCAATTGGGCGCACCTAGAGTTGACTTACGTGCAGATGGGAGGCGCTAATGGCTAATCGGTATACAGTAGAGTTTCGAGCACCCGCGTTACCTTACCCCCCTAAAGAATACAATGCCGCAGAGTTTGAACAGTTTAACAAGATTTTACGGTTATACTTTAATCAAATAGATAGTGTGCTACGAGATACGTCTTTAGCAGATACGTCTGACGCAATGGGGTGGTTTGTAGGCTAATGGCAAATACTTATGTAAACGCAAAAGCAGACTTAACAGCAACGAGTGTTACTACGTTATATACTTGCACTGCTTCGACAACTGCTATTATTAAATCTATTGTCGTGTCTGAAGACTCTGGAAACGCTGATACAATAACTTTAACTTTGACTAATGGTTCTTCTGTGTATAGTTTGTTTAAAACTAAGTCAGTATCCGCTAATGGTACTGTAGAGCTGTTAACTGCACCGTTGGTAGTGCAAGCGACCGAGATACTAAAAGTTACCGCTGCTACAGCGAATAGGCTACATGTGGTAGCTAGTATACTTGAGATAACTTAGGTGAATTATGGAAACTATTGATAGCAACCAAGAAAAAATTGCCCCAGGTCAGATTATATCTATTGCAGCAAAACAACTACAAATAGATAGTGTACCTTTAGAAGCTATGTTAGGTTCTGTTGCTAAAGAAGCGTCAATGGAAAATGCTAATTTAGTGCAAGTTGGAAACACAGTATTTATTGGGCATATAGGCAAAGGCGCAAACAAAACTAAAATGGTAGGACGCGCGTTTAATGTCGATACAGGGCGAAATTTTATTAAAAATATGTTAAATTATTTAGGATATCTTCAAACAAAAAACATTACTCATTACTCTTCTCAATTTACAGGGGAAACTTACTTGCCAGCAATGCGTATGTTAGATAGAAAACTAACTAATACAGATTCAAAGATTGCTGTAGGACGTAATCAAGAAAATCAATATGTAGTTTTTATTAACATAGGTAAAGAACC